CCAACAGCCGACCCGAGATCGCCCGCGCCCATATCGAACACGCTTGCGGCACATGCTTGCTCCGCGTCGCGTAAACCTGATGGTATCCTGAAATCCCATGGCAAAATCGAAGCTCACCGTCGAGCAGCAAACCTATGTCGTGCAAGCTCTCGCATGCTTCGATACTCCATCCGTCGTTTCTGCGGCGATCAGGAAGGACTTGGGCGTCACACTTACACCTCAGTCGATCGAGGCCTACGATCCAAACAAGAAGGCTGGACGCAATCTTGCCGCCCGCTGGAGGGCACTCTTCGAGGAGACTCGCAAGGCGTTCCTTGAGGACACGAGCAAGATCGCGATTAGTCATCGCGCCGTTCGTCTTCGCGCCCTGCAGCGCATGGCCGATAAAGCAGAGGATCGCGGCAATATGGTCCTTGCCGCGTCGTTGTTGAAGCAGGCGGCAGAGGAATCAGGCGGGGTCTACACTAATCGTCGGGAATTGACTGGCAAAGACGGCGGCCCGGTTGAGCACGACCATAAGGTTTCGGCCAAGGACCTAAGCGACGATGACCTTGCACGTATCATCGCTTCAGGCCGCACATGAACTCAGTCGTCGGCGTGCTGCACGAACCTCTCTATGCGGCTATGCCCGATACATCGATGTTCCTGGCGCCCCTGTCAGCGAAGATGAGGATAACGAGCGCTTCCTGCCGGTGGAGACGACGCTTGCCGACCATCATCGGCTGATCCTCGACGCAGCAGACCGATGCATCGCCACCCCATATGGCCGGCTGATGCTGTTCATGCCGCCCGGTTCGGCGAAGTCTACGTACGGCTCGGTTGTTGTCCCGAGCTACGCACTAGGCAAGAAGGCTGGCTATCGCGTCATCGCAGCGAGCTACGGTTCCGACCTCGCCCGCAAGATGGGGCGTCGTACTAGATCGGTGGTCAAGCAGTCTGCCTTTCGACACCTGTTCGATACCAGTATTTCGAAAGAGGTCAGCGCGGCCGACGAATGGTCGTTGGAGAATGGCAGCGAATACATGGCGGGCGGTATCCTGTCGGGTATTACCGGCAACCGTGCCAATCTTCTTGTGATCGACGATCCGATCAAAGGACGGCAAGACGCGGATTCGGAAGCGGTTCGCAAGAATACCCTCGACGCTTACGAGGATGACCTGAAGACGCGCCTGCTGCCAGGCGGATCGATCCTGCTCATTCAGACGCGTTGGCATGAAGCGGATCTGGCGGGGTCTATCCTGCCGGAGAACTACGCAGGCGAGAGCGGCATGATCATGTGCCGAGACGGGCAGGAGTGGGAAGTCATCTGCTTGCCGGCGAGGGCAGAGCGCCAGGACGATCCACTCGGGCGACAGCCGGGAGAATATCTCTGGACGGAATGGTTCGACCGCCGGCATTGGGCACAGTTCGAACGCAACCCGCGCACCTGGTCAGCGCTGTATCAGCAGCGGCCAGCGCCGGACGAGGGAGATTACTTCAGGGCCGAATGGATCAGGCCAGTAGAGAAACTGCCGCCGCGATCGGCGCTGAACGTCTACGGTGCGTCCGACTATGCCGTAACAGGCGATGGCGGGGACTATACGGTTCACGTCATCATCGGGATCGATGCAGACGGTCGGCTTTACCTGTTGGATCTGTGGCGCGATCAAGCCACCTCGGATGTATGGGTGGAAACGTTCTGCGACTTGGTCCTGAAGTGGAAGCCGATCGGTTGGGCAGAGGAAACCGGGCAGATCAAATCGGGCGTCGGCCCATTTCTCACAGCGGCGCAACGCAAGCGCAAAGCCTTCGTCTATCGCGAGCAGTTCCCGACCCGCGGCGACAAGGCTGTGCGAGCACAGTCGATCCGAGGCCGTATGGCGATGGATGGCCTTTACATTGCAGCCGACGCTCCGTTCCGCGCGGAGCTCGTTCGCGAGTTACTGACGTTCCCGGCCGGCGTGCACGACGACCAGGTCGATGCTCTCGGTCTCGTGGGCCAATTGCTCGACAAGATGTGGACGCCGAGCCAGCCGCAATCGGACGAAGAGAAGCCGCGGCAAGACTATCGATCTTCGCGTGACAGCAGCGAAGCAGGTGATTGGGTGAGCTACTGATGAACCAGACCGGATATGCTGCTGGCAATGGCTCTGCGGCTGGACCAAGCACCGCTGCTGTTCAGGGATCTGAGCAGATTGCTGATCACGCCAAGCTCAAGCGCCAGTTCACCGAATACCTCAGTGTCAAGGATGCCGAGATCAAGGAGCAGAAGGAAGCGCGCCGGTATCACCACGGGTCGCAGTATACCGACAAGCAGATCAAGATACTGAACCAGCGCAAGCAGCCTGTAGTCACCTACAACCGCATCTCGCGCAAGATCAACGCGCTGATCGGCTTCCTCGATCGGATGCGCACTGACCCGAGGGCGTATCCTCGCACGCCTCAGCACGATGACGGTGCAGAGATAGCGACTGCGGTACTCCGGTATGTCTGCGATGAGCAGGATTGGGAGACAAAGTCGCCGACCTGCGGTCAGAATGGCGCAGTCGATGGCATTGGCGGTGTCGAGCTGATCATCGAGAAGGGGGACATGGGAGACCCGGAAATCGGGCTTGAAGTCGTCGATCCATCGGGTTTCTTCTACGATCCTCGGTCGCTGAAGCCCGATTTTTCGGATGCTCGTTACATGGGCTCTGCCAAATGGGCTGATCTAGAAGCCGCAATCGAGATGTTCCCCGACAAGGAGGAGGAACTCCGCTCGTCGGTCGAGACCGGCAACGATCTCAGCAGCAATCCGGACAGCGACCGCGTATGGATCAACGGCACGGAGAACAATCGCCAGATCCGCATCGTCGACCATTGGTACATCAAGAACGGTGATTGGTATTGGTGCATCTACACCGGCTCGATCAACCTGGCTGAGGGCTTGTCCTATGTGAAGGATGAGAAGAAGCGCACGATCTGCAAGTACATCATGTACTCGGCCAACATCGACCAGGACGGCGATCGCTACGGCTTCGTGCGCAACATGAAGTCGAGCCAGGACGAGATCAATCAGCGCCGCTCGAAGGCGCTGCACACGCTCAACAGCCGGCGCGTCATTATCGAGCAGGGCTCTGTCGAAGACGTAGAGCGCGTGCGTCGCGAGGCTGCGCGACCCGATGGCGTTATCGAGATTGCCCCTGGTACCACGCCGCCACAGTTCGACGACAATGCCCGCGGGCAGGAGCTGCAAGGCCAGATGGCGTTCCTTGAGGACGCCAAAAACGAAATCGAGAACTACGGCTTCAACCCGGCACTGATCGGGCAGGGCGTGCAGGACATGTCCGGCCGCGCCATTCAGTTGCAGCAGCAAGCAGGCGTAGCCGAACTCGGCCCGTTCACGCTCGGCTATCGTGGCTGGAAGATCCGTGTCTATCGCGCCGTCTGGTGCGCCGTGCAGGAGCATTGGACGTCAGAGCGATGGGTTCGGGTTACCGACGACCAGAAGCTTGCGCGGTTCTTCTCGATCAACAAGCTTAGCATCGATCCTCGAACCGGTACGCCTGTGATCGTCAACGCCATTGGCGCGCTCGATGTCGATATCATCATCGATGAGGGTCCGGATGAAATCAATATGCAGGCCGCGAACTTCGATCTGCTGACGGCGTTGGCGCGCAGCGGCCAGCCGGTTCCGGCGGAGGTGTTGATCGAACTGTCGGATATCGATTCTTCGGTCAAGCAACGTGTTCTCAGCATGTTGCAGCAGGCCAAGCAAGCACAATCGCAGGACCCGCAGAAACAGGCGTTGTTGGCGGCTCAGCTCGATGAGACGAATTCCGCGGCGATCCTCAAGCGGGCACAGGCGCAGAAGGCCATAGCCGACGCTGGCACGCCGAAGCCTCAGCCAGGGGGGCCGACCGATCTCGATGTCGCGAAGGCGGTCGCCGATATCCACAATGTTCAGGCCAGCACGGCGAAGACCTTTGCCGACGCTCGCAAATCGAATGTCGAGGCCGCGCTCAAGCCGGTCCAGGCTGCCAACGAGGCGGCACGGACAAGGCAGCAAGCACAGCGGAACCTCACATAGGAGCCGCCATCCTCAAGGGCGATCCGGCCGCTGGTCCGCATCCAGCAGAGTGCCGCCGACTAGACGGGCGATCAGCCGCCGCCAGGCTCATGGGCGATTCGTGAAACCTCCCACGCACAGGAGAATGAAATGGCCGTAAATTCGGAATTGGATGAACTGTTGTCTGACGCGACCACGGAAGCGCAGGCAGCAGACGTGCAGCAGCAACAGCCGGCCGCGGCTGAGTCCGGTCAGGTTCGTGATGAGCATGGCCGCTTTGCACAGAAGCAGCAGGAGCAGCCGACACCAACGCAACCGGATACGACCGGCCAGCCTGATCCGCAGGGACAGAATGGCGGCGTGCCGGTCAAGGCGGTGCAGGACGAACGCGAGAAGCGACGGGAGGCGGAGGCAAATGCCGAGGCACTTCGTCGTGAAATCGCTGAACTCCGCGGTATGGTCACAGCTCAACGCCAGCCGCCCCCGCAGCCTCAGCAGGAAAAGCAGCCCGTCG